TACCTCACCTGTTGTGCTACCTGTTGTGATTTCCAAATCACCCATTGCAAATATATCATTCGTAGATGATTGTAATGAGAAACTTTCAGCAGTTGCAACTAAGCCAGTTTCAGAATAGGATGATGTACCCCATTCAAATACTGCTGTTTGTGCCGATGATGCTATAACATCAATGACATCGCCAGATGAAACACTATGTGTCCAGAAAACAATCTTATAACTTGTGCCACCTAAACTTGTTACAGTTACGTGATTTTTGTCAATGTAAAATCCGTCTTCATCTCTAAGTTGAATAGTACTTCCAGAAAGTGCTGTCGAACTTGTTACTGTCATCTCTCCATAGGCATACTGCTTGAAAGTGATATCTGCGTCTGCTGAATTTATCGGAGTAGAAGGATGTGTTGCTAATGTAAACGTATACTCATCAGTCGGAGGAGAATATACAGTTATTATATTATTTTGTTCATAACTATCTGATGCATCTCTGAAAACAAAGTTACTTGTAGATGCCGCTGAACCGAAGTAAGAAAGTGATATTTCTCCTTCAAAACCTAAATTATCTATTTCAGTACTGCTTAACGTTACAAAACTACTTACTGCATTCGCATAATCCCCATCATCATTTACTGTAACTGTCGTATTAGACAGATTAGTTTCTGTTGAATTACCAACTGTTCCTTGTGTTGTGACTGGTGTTGTTGTCGTTGTTAACGATACTGTAGGGTCAGTCGTAGAAAGGTCATAAGTGTTTAAATCTAAATTACCACCAAGTTGTGGTGTTGTATCTTCTACAACATTGTTTATTGAAACTGCTTGTGCCCTTGCATCTGTATAGTATAGATTAGTTGTGCCTTCAGCAACAGTGTCTGTGTTACCTTGTGTAAATGATATGACACCAGTTGATGAGTTATAACTTAAAGAACCAGTTGCACTAATTGATGCTCTGGCTCTTGCATCTGTAAAATATAAATTTGTGTTTTCTGCAACAGCAAGTGTATCTAATGTTTGAAATGATTTATCACCTCTATAATATTGAGATGTTGTACCAGCAGTTATAGTTGGTTCTTTGCCTGCTAATGAAGTTGTCATCGTAGTGGCAAAATTGGCGTCATCGCCTAAGGCTGCCGCTAATTCATTTAATGTATCTAATGTTCCTGGTGAAGAGTCAACTAAAGCATCAATCTTCAACTGTGCCCTTGCATCGGCTCTGGCATCTGTATAGTATAAATTCGTTGTGCCTTCAGCGACTGTATCCGTATTGCCCTGTGTATATGAAACAATACCCGTTGCACTATCATAACTTAAACTGCCAGTAGCACTAATAGAACTTCTTGCTCTTGCTGTTGTATGATATAAATTTGTTGTACCTTCACTTAGGTCATCTGTGTCTTTGGCTGTGAATGCTGAATCAAAATCTGCTTGACTAAAGTTATTACCCGGAACAAAGTTAGTACCATTCCATATAATAGTTTGTCCATTCGTAGGAGCATTTGTAGTTGTATCAACATCACTTAAGTCATCAATACTACCGATAACTGTTGGTACGTTTGTTAAGTTATTATAATCTAAATAATACGCACCATTTTGTCCGTCTAATGTTTCTATGAAATTAGTATCTGCTTGTAATGTGGCATATCTTGCATCAACTCTTGCATCAGTATAATATAAGTTTGTTCCTTCAGTCAAATCACTTGTAGTATGATTAGCAATACTAGAAACTGTACCTGTTACATTGCCTGTTAAAGCACCAGTTATAGTTGTGGCAGTTACAGTTGAGAATGTACCAGCCGCTGGTGTGTTTGCGCCAATAATTGTTCCGTCAATTGCACCACCATTAATATCTATATTTGAGAATGTAGAACCAGATGACGTGATATCACCAGTTACATTACCTGTTAAATTACCTTCGAATATTCCTGCAACAAATGTTTCAGCACCAACTGACCATTTGTCTGTCGTTTCGTTCCATAATAAGAATTTATTGTCTGAAGTTCCACGTTCAATTTCTATACCAACATCTTCAGATGGAGCACCAGTCAAATCACCATTAATTAAAAGTTTCGGGTCAGCAAAACTAGTTTGAATTGAGTTAACTGTAGTAGTGTCTCCAGTTACTACTAGATTACCCTTAATTTCAACAGTGCCACTAGTGGCTTTAATAACTCCAGAACCAGAACCGTTATCTAAAACTAATTCTTCACCTTTTAGATAAAGTCTATCGCCGAATTTAATTTGTTCTGCCATTTTTATTCCTTATAATGCCGATATACGTGATTGGAAGTCAGCAAAGTCACTACTTGCCGCAACTACAGTTTTCAATGTTGTTAAACTAATAGTTTCACTTTGTAAGGCGCTATCTGCTAACGCACCTTGTGTCGATGAAGCCGCATCTGTAATTCCATATCCCGCTAATGTAGTGGGTGTATTAAGTAGTGAACTAAATTGTTTATCAAAATTTATACTAGGTGGAGCCCAAACATAATCTGAACCATTCCATGATAAAACATAGCCACTGTTTGGATTGCTTTGGTTTAAGTGTGTATCAATTCTTGCATCTGTAAAATAAAGATTTGATGAACCTTCAGTTAATGTGTCTGTTGTATAATTTGTAAGAACGTTAGTAATCGCTGTTCCATCACCAGTTATAGTTGAGAATGTACCAGATGAAGGTGTAGTAACACCGATTGGAGTATTATCAATATTTCCACCATTAATATCAATTTGTGCAAATGTTGAAACACCAGTCGAAGTCATATCGCCAGTTACGTTACCCGTTACATTACCAGTTACGTTACCTGTTAGATTGCCCTCAAACATTGATGAAACAAATGTCTCAGAACCAACTGTCCATTTATCATCTGTTTCATTCCATATTAAAGATTTATTTGATGACGTGCCTCTTTCAATTTCTATACCACCATTTTCAGATGGAGTACCTGTTACATTTGAATTGAGAACTATTATATTGTCTGCTATTGTTACAGTTTCTGAATTAACAGTAGTTGCTGTTCCACTGACTGTTAAGTCACCAGTTACAACAAGATTATCGTCAACCTTTAAAGTTCCATCAATTGATTTTATAACGGCATTATTAGAACCATTATCTAAAATCAATTCTTGTCCTTTTAGATATAGTCTATCACCAAATTTGATTTGTTCTGCCATGCTTTATTCCAAAAAATACTAGTACATTATTATTATATGTATTTATCTTATAGGTTTGGAATCAGGCAATAAAAAAGCCACCCGAAGGTGGCTTTCTATATTCATTGTTAATATATAAAATATTATGTGAATGAAAGGTTGCTCATTGCAATTTTTGAAACGTAGTCAGCCGCATTACCAAGTGATGATGCAGTGTTGTTCAATTCAACATACCCGTAACGAGTCATGAATGATACTACTGGTTCGAATGAACTTGGGTCAACCACAACGCCTGATGACATTAATGGAACGTATGGGCAATAGAACGCAGCCGCGTCAATTTCGCCTTGACCTTTATAACCTAAAAGAACTGTGTCGTCTGTAGCGTATGTGTTTACATAGATACGCATTGAGCCGTTCAAAGTACCTACAAACTTAGTGTTTGTTGGCGCTTCAAAAGTACCTTCAGTAGTTCTAGCAAATGCTGATGTAGTTGCAGACTGTAGCAATGTTAATGCTGTTGGAGATACAACTGCCCAGTTTGCCGCGCCTCTACGAGTACGTTGTGCAATTAGGTTTGCTTCTCTGTTCATTAATGTTGCAAGTGCCGCATGTTCGTCACCAACAAAAGTTGTAGTATGACGACCTGCAATAGCAGTTTGGTCGAAGTCTGTAGCCGCTGATGTAGCCAATGATTTTAGTGAACCTAAAATTTCTTGGTCGATTTCAGCAGTGATTTCCATAGCAAGTGCTGCCATGATTTCTGCTTCAACGTCTAAGCCGTGCATTGAATTAGCATCTTGTGCCGCTTCGAATGTCCAACGTGCTGATAACTTACGTGTCTTCGCTTCAACTGTTTGCTTTAACACTTGAATTGACATTTTGTTACCTGCTTCACCTTCCATAGACGCAGTTGGTGCCGGAGCATTTGTACCGTCGCCTGAGTAGTTGTTAGCAATATCAAATGGTGAAAGTGCTTCAGCACCTGCTGTTGCGCCACCGGCTGATTCTGCATAACGTACTCTTAGTGAGTGAATTTGTCCAACTGGACCAGTCATTGGCTGTACGCCGATGATTTCGTTTGCAATAACAGTTGGCATAACACGTCTAATGATTGGTAAAATAACTTTGTTCAAAGTAGCAATATTACCAGCCTGTGTTGCACCCGCTGCCGCACTTTCTGTAAGTGCTTGTTTTGTGTTTTCTAAAACTGAGGACATTACGTCACGTTTGTTACCTTCTAGACCATCTAAAAGTGTTTCACGTGTAGTATCCCAGTTATTTCCTTCGAAAAGATTTTCCATCTTTCTCTCCTGTTTCTGGTTATTATTTAAGTCCAGCCAATTTCTTTAACTGGATTATATTGGCATCGCTACCCTGTGATGTTGCTTCTGAAATTACTTCTTCAACTCTATCACCAGTGTGTTCTGTTACTTTGCCTTCATTTAACGATTGTTTTGCCTCTGTTGAGACGGTCTCATTCAAAACTGCAGGTAGATATTTCTTAAATGCAGATTTTAAATTAGTTGTTTTTACTGTTTCAAGTAAATCAACCATAACTGTACGCTTTTCTTTGCCTAGAGGCGATAAAAGACTTTCCATGACCTTGTTTCGGTCCATTCTGTCTTCTAGCACTTTCTTTGCAGTTTCGGCGCTTGAGATGGCTTCTTCTTTTTCAGTAATTGTTGCTTCTAATTTAGCAATCTCAGTTGCAGATTCTTCTAATTTTCTAGTAATCTTAGCAACTTCAGTACCTTCACTTAGTTGTGAGGTCATGAATTCGCCTGCGAATGTTTCGAAAATTTTACGGCCAAACTCGTTTTCTTTAGCCGCTTGGATGTCCTCTTTAAGAACAGCCAATTCAGAACGTAAAGCAGTATCAATTGTCTTTTCGACCAATTCTGCTGAACGCTTGATAAATGAATTCTTAGTCTTATTAAGAATCTCTTTACCTTCTGCTACCATGCGTACTTTAGTTTCCACTAAATCACGCTTATCATCATGGAATTCCGCAAGTTCACGTGAAAGTTGTTTAACAACGAAGTCTTTAGTTCTATCTAAATGTTCGTTAACTTTTGCACGGTCGTCACGCAATTCTTTAACTTCTGACGCTAATTGAGAAGTAATGAATTTTTCAAGGAGAGATGCATGTTCAGAAATTGCTTTCTTATATGCAACACGTTCTGCGATTAGGGCTTCACGGTCAGTTTTGAACTCATCCATTTCAGTTTTGATTGCTGATGAAAGCATGTTATCCATGGCTTCTACAATCACTGATTTGTCATGTTCGAACTTCTGTGCAAACTCTTCACGCAACTCGGCTGTTATCTCCTCTCTTGCTTCATTTATTTGTGCTTCCCAAGCCTCTGATATTTGATGTGAAACTTCTTCACTTAAAACATCAGACTCAAGAAGACCAGCAAGGATTTCATTTGTTGCCATTGTTGGTTCTCCTTCTTTCAATTAAAGTTTAAGTTCTCTAATGAACTTAACTATTTCTTTTGACAAGTACTTTTGTGCAGTCTTGTCGTGTTGAACACTTTGGGCTAGTTTCCAAGTATCATAACCGCCGTTCATGTTCATTAATCCTTCGTATATTGCTTTCGGATATGCATCCGGGGCACTTGGCTGTGCCACAATATCGACAGTGATAATTTCATAATTGCTCACTTTACCAGCGTGGTCAACTTCACCAGAACCACGAGACGAGACACCTAAAGTGGCACCTGATTCGATTAGTGTTCTGATAATGTTACCCATTGGCGTAGGAACAATCTTTAGTTTACCAAATCCGTCAGCGCCATCCATCCACATATTTTCAATAATATGTGAAACACGGTCAACATTGACTGTTAATTCAGGTGGATGGTCGCATTCACCTAACACTGGAAAGCCCTCTTTAATTCTTTTTTGGACTGATTCCACTGCTTTGGATATTTCGCTCACAGGATACATTCTTTGATTAGCATTTTTGACGTTACCCTGTACAAAAATACCTTCCATAAACATATTCTTTTCACCTGACTCGTTCTCAACAATACGTGACTTAACGTTTGCTTGATTATGTGTATATTTTTCAATAAGAACTGTCATTGGTTTCTCCTAAAAGAGTTTATTACTTAGGCTTTTTTCGGTGCTGGCGCTTTCTTGTTGCCAACTGTGTTTACATTACCTGTTTTCATATCTTCTGCTGATGCTGAACCGCCTGATGTGTTACCATCGTTTTGTCCAACTGGTGCCGCGTGGTCATCTGCGCCGCCATCTTTAGCAACTGGTGAAGAACCTTCGCCATTGTCGCCTTCTTTAGCAGATGCTGGAATTGTATATTCTTCCAACTTTTCTTCTTCTTCAGATGCATCTTCATCTAAATCTTCTGATGCGGCTTCTTCGATTGCTTCGTCAGTTTCTTCTGTTTCAACAACTTCTTCAACTGATTCTTCCATTTCTGGTTCATCGAGGTCTAAATCCATGTCCATATCCATGTCCATTTCTTCGCCTTCATCTTCTGCATCGTCTTCACCAGCCATAATTTTTTCAAATTCTGCTTCTAGGTCAGATAACGCTGATTCTAAATCTTCAACTCTGTCTTCAATTTCTTCCGCTGGCTCTTCATCACCCATTTCTAGGTCTTCTTCAGCATCATCGTCAGACATATCTTCATCGTCAAACATTTCTTCTGTTTCAATTTCATCAGAATCTTCTTCGATATCATCGTTTAAAGATTCGATTTCTTCTGATTCTTCAATTTCCTCAAGTTCTTCTTCTACAACTGTGTCGCTTTCGTTAAGAGAATCCTCATGGATTTGTCGTGCTTGTTCAACAACAAAGTCGTGTAAAAGCGATTCTGCTTTTGCATTCTCTTCATTGATTAACAATTCTAGCACTTGTTCTAGTGTACTTCTGGACATGTTAAGTCTCCTTAAGAAT